ATCATGTGGCTGTACGGGAGCGGATTCCCGAAGTCGCTGGATGTGTCGAAGGCGATTGATAAGGCGGCGGGGGCCGAACGAGAAGTGGTTCGCATCAACACAAATGGCAGTGGCCCGAATCTTACCAAACTTGCTAACCACGGCGAGGGAGACACGGGCATTGGGTACATGGACGGAAGCGGCAAGACGTTCAACGTGACCGCTCCATCCACCGATTCAGCAAAGCAGTGGCAGGGCTGGGGAACGGCCCTGAAACCCGCACATGAGCCTATTTGCGTGGCGCGGAAGCCGCTGGCGAAGGGCATGACCGTGGCCGCGAATGTTCTGGCGTATGGCACCGGGGCAATCAATATCGACGGGTGCAGGATAACTTGGCCTGGTGGTATTCCAGAGATTGGAACTCCGGCGTGGGGCGGACCCGCCAAGAAACTCACGGCAGTTCCGGGGCAAGACGGAAAAACCGTAGATCGCAACCCACCGTCACGACTTGGCCGCTGGCCCGCCAACGCAATCAATGACGGCAGCGAGGAAGTGGTGAGCCTGTTCCCAAAGACGCAGAGCGGCGCCATGAAAGCTGGTACGGTGAGAGCGGCGCAAGATGGACCCGGCAGCGTTTGCTACGGAACCTACGGCGGGAACGCAACTAACGCCGATACCTACGCCGACAAAGGATCAGCCGCCCGATTCTTCTACACCGCCAAGGCAAGCAGAGACGAGCGCGGAGACGGCAACAACCATCCCACCGTCAAGCCCGTAGACCTCATGCGCTATCTAGTGAGGCTGGTGACGCCTCCGGGTGGGTTGGTAGTCGATTGCTTCATGGGAAGCGGTACAACGGGCGTAGCGGCGTTTCTGGAGGGGTTCCAGTTCATCGGCATCGAGCTCAACCCGGAGTATGCAAAGCTGGCGGAGAAGCGCATTTCCTCCGCCGCGCCCCTGCTGAATACCGTCGAGGTGGTGGGATGAACAAAGGCGCTTTTTATAACGAGTTCGACAGCATTATTGGTTTCGTTGTAGTATAGAATCATGAAACTTTACGTTATTACGAATCGAGTAAACGGGAAAAAGTACGTCGGGATTACCAGCGTAAGCATCAAGCGACGATGGCAGGCGCATGTTCAAGGAGCAAGTGCAGGAGAAAAACGAGCACTATGCGCGGCCATAAGAAAATACGGGAAAGAATCTTTCCAAATCGAAGAAGCAGGAAGCGCTGATAGTTGGGATTCTCTTTGCGAGAAAGAGCGTGAATTGATTGCCTCGTTGAAAACCCTTGGACCTGGTGGATACAACCAGACTGCTGGTGGCGATGGAGTCGTAGATTTGCCAATTGAAACACGCAACAGAATTTCCGAATTGAATCGCGGACGGCATCACTCTGAATCTGCGATTAGGAAGATCGGCTTGGCAAGCAAAGGGCATAAAGTTAGTCCGGAGGTAAGGGCGAAAATCTCAAAGGCTCACAAGGGTAAGACTCTCAGCACAGAGCACCGCGCCAAATTGTCAGCAGCAAAAATGGGGAAAAAAATGCCAAGAACTCCAGAACATTCTGCGAAAATTTCTGAAGGTTTGCGCAGAGCCTGGGCTCGAAAGAAGGCTCTCAATGAGTAAAAAGTGGACGCTCTATCACGACTTCGACGAGTTCAAGTGCGAAGTAGTACGTCAAGCAATCAAAGCGAAAGCTATCACCGATGGAGAGGTTATCTGTGGCGACATCAAAGAATTGCAGCCATCCGACGTTATGGGGTTCCGAAGATTCCACGCTTTTTGTGGAGGAGGTTTCTGGGATCTTGCCCTCAACCGAGCAGGATGGGGAGACGCTGAAGTGTGGACAGGAAGTTGCCCCTGCCCCAGCTTCTCCGCTGCGGGAAAAGGCCGAGGGTTTGCAGATGCTCGTCACCTCTGGCCGCATTGGATGCGGCTCATCAAGGAGTGCAAGCCTCCAGTCATCTTTGGAGAGCAGGTTAGTGCAGCGATTGGACACGGCTGGCTCGACCTTGTTCAAGATGACATGGAGGCGGAAGATTACGCCGTTGGGAAGGCCGTACTTGGAGCGTGCAGCGTCGGGGCGCCCCATATTAGACAACGGCTGTGGTTCGTGGCCCACGCCGGTAGCGGAGCCAGCCAACGGGTCACCGGAAGCGTTCTTGCAGAGGAAACGGGACGCGGTGAGCCGGGGTTCGCAGATGGGGATTGCGCTGTCAGACATAGCGATGGTGGCACAGATGGCGAGCTGGCCCACGCCGAACGGGGACGACGCGAACAATGCAACGAGGGATTCAGGCCAGTTTCAGTCGTTGACGGCGCAAACGGGGCTCGCATCGTGGGGAACGCCAAGAGTGACGACGAACGGAGGCTATCCGTCTCCGGATTGCACGGGGCGCGGTTCGCGGCTGGAGGACCAGGCGGGACTATGCGGCTGGAGCAGCCCATCGGCGCGGGATTGGAAGGACACGTCGGGGATGGCCGAGACGGGAACCAACCCGGACGGGACGGAGCGCAGCAGACTCGACCAGTTGCCGAGGCAAGCGAATCTGGCAGGCTGGCCGACACCCAAAGCTCTCGACATGAGCGGGGGAGGCTCGGAACGGGAAGCGATGCTCAACCTGACCGGGCAGGCGCGGGAGTCGGGGGCGACGGTGGGGCCGCAGTTGCGGAACACCGTGTTGATGGCAGGGTGGCCGACTCCGAACACTTTGGACACGGTGGACAGGGAAGGGCTGAGGCCGTCTCGGGTGGCAACCAACCGGGAGAGCGGGTATCTGACGGAGATTGTGCCGTTGAGTGGCTGGCCGACACCGAGCGCGGAGGGTTCAGCGGGGGAGACTTCCGAGGACTTGGAGCGAGTCGGGGAGAAATGGGTCAATCGCAAGACGGGGCGAGTTCTGCAAACCAATCTGGCTACCGACGCGAAGATGCTGGCAGGCCCCGCCCGCTTAACGGCTTCTGGCGAGATGCTGACTGGATTGGATGCCGCGATGGGAAGTGGCGGCCAGTTGAACCCGGCTCATTCCCGCTGGCTCATGGGAGTCCCGCCCGAGTGGGACGACTTCGCATGTACGGCGACGGCATTGTTGTCCCGGTCGCGCAAGCGTTCATCGAAGCAGTGATGGACATAGTGGGGTGAATCATGCCAACCGATCTGACAATGCGCAACGCAAAGAACGCCGCATCCAAGGCAATCGAGCCGGACGGCATCTGGTCGCCGTCGATGGGCGAATCTGTGGGCAGGTTTGGAACCAACATCCCGTGGACAGAGAAGCGCGTGACAAATATGGGCGTGGAGCGCAAGTACCAGCCGCCCAGATACCACCCAAATCCATACATGCGCAAGCTGGGGTTTACGCGCAACCCGGCCATCTGCGGACACGAGCGCAAGCAATTTTACCCAGGGCAGGGGTGGAACTGCCGAGATTGTGGTGAGGAGGTAAAACGATGACCGTTAGTTGCCCAATCAAATGCCCCAAGTGCGGCGGCAAAATGCGAATCAATGAAAAAACCGGGCGTGGTTGTTGCCGGAAAAAGTGTGGCTATTCGTACAGACAAAGGAGAGAGCGATGAAACGTCCTCAAAGAATAGGCGCACCCGCAGCGTGGAAAGAAAAAGAACGACGCAGATTAGCGCAAATTAACACAAGCGCATACAAAGGAGGAGCGATGAGCAAGAAGATTGTGGTACCGGAAGAGATGAAGAAAGCGGCGATTGATGATTGGTATATTCGTGGGCGCGAACTTAGCATTGAAGACCGAGTGGATAGCGTTCTCCGAGCCGCCCTTGGCTGGCTGGCCGACAACCCGATTGTGCCAAGCTCAATCGACGTGACCGAAATGGTTGAAGCGCGAGCGGCTTTTGACAGACCTCCTATTGCCCCATTTTTCTATGCGGTGGAATGGCAACGCCGGATGTTCCTTGCCCCTGAGCCGGAAGTGCCGAAAGTGAGTGATGAAGAGCGCGAAATCATTGATGCGTGGCTCAAGCGTTACCAGAAAAACGGACAACGAGTGGGTCTTGTTGGTAACGCTATGGCTGGTGATTTGATTCAGGAACTCGAAGCCTACCGCCGTGGCAGGGAGGGCAAGTGACCGACTCCCGCAAGCTGATGGACACTGCCAAACCCTTTGTTGCGCCTAGCCCCACCAACGCAATCGCTATCCGCACCCTGTACGACAACAGCGACTACCTGACGCGGCTACGGGTGCTGGCTGATTTCCCTTGCGAGGAGAAGATGCAAGCCCTGATGTTGCTGGCGGAGCGCAACCTTGACCTTGAGGCGCGGTTGCTCAAGTCGATGAGGAAGCACATGGGAGGGGAAAATGGTTGATACGACCTGCCTTCGATGCGGCTATAAGTGGTGGCGACGGTGCGAGAAGCCAAAGCAGTGCCAACGGTGCAAGTCTCCTGACTACGACAAGCCCTACATCCGGCAATCGAGGAAGAATCGCTTTTGGCCCAAGGACAAAGTTCTGCCGCCCAAGCCGCTCAAACACAGCAAGACGCGGGCAGCATGGAAGGAACGCATGGGCCTGACGGAGAAGCAAGCCGCGATGCTGTCTGCGGAGACGATGCGGAAACTGAGCCATTGCCGGAGCGATGAAGCGCGGCGGCTGATATTGGGAGTGAGCGAGTGAAGCAGCTATTAAAAGCCCCGTTCCCATGGTTTGGAGGGAAGTCCCGATGCGCCCCGCAAGTGTGGGAGCGATTTGGCAATGCCCCTAACTACGTCGAGCCATTCTTTGGTTCCGGTGCAGTGCTGCTCGGCAGGCCGAACACGCCCAAGATTGAGACGGTCAACGACCTCGATTGCATGGTGGCGAATTTCTGGAGGGCGTTGCAGGCTGACTCTGCGGCGGTGGCGTACTACGCCGATAGCCCGGTGAACGAGGCCGACCAACACGCTCGGCACCTTTGGCTGTGTTCTCAGGCGGAGTTCCGTGAGCGCATGAAGACGGAACCAGACTACTACGACGCAAAGATTGCGGGGTGGTGGGTGTGGGGCCAGTGCGTGTACATCGGGGGGGGATGGTGCGAAAAAAAACTTGGCGATGCCGGGACGGGCGTAAAACGGCAGCTCCCGCACCTCGGCGATGCCGGGACGGGCGTAAAACGGCAGCTCACCCATCTGGAGGATTATCT